AAAACTATCAGTATTTTCTGAGAACACTAAAGTTTTATCATTAACTCCGAACCAAACTTCCCTATACTTTTCATTATAAGTTGAAGCACATCTACTAAAATCTAATGTTTTACTTAATGATAGTATCTTTTTATCATCAGATAGATATTCAACACCTTCCTTAACTCTACAGAATTTTTTCTTATTATTATCTATAAAATATAAAGAGTTGTTAGATGCTACTATACATTGCTCAAAATCAGTTCCTACACCTATAGTTAGATAATCATACCTATCTATAACTCCACCAGTACCAACTACTAAAGTAGAAGTATTACTTGATTGTACCACTTCTCTTTCTTCAATAGGGAGAACTCCTAAAGCATTTGGTTGAAAGAAAAATATTTTATTGTTAAAATCATATAAGGCAGTTAATTCACCGTATTTAGAATCAACATCTTTAAAATTATTAATACCTATTTTTGTCCAACTATCAGATAGTTCCCCGTTAAATTTTTTATCTGATTTGTATATTCTAGTTGGAAAAGTATCTTCTGTAGATATATTAGCAGGTTTCGCAATAAAACTTTTTTGTTGAATATTAGTTGAGTATACAGGATTATATGTATACAAATCAAAATCTTGGATAAATACAAAGTCATCTTGCCAATCATACACCCCAGATGTTTCTCGCATAGCAAAGTAATTTAACCCATTTATATCATTTAAATCTGATGAAAGACTTATCACCAACCCATCATCAAATGTAGATACTTTTTTATTAACTGTATAGTTTAAGTTTATTTTACTTTCTACTACTGCTTGCACAACTTGAGCATATCTATTATCATCTGCATAATCAATGCTAAATATGCACCTGTTGTATTCCCAAATTCCTATATAGGTATCTCCACCGTATACTTGAGTAGTTAAAGTTGTTACAGGAATCATTGGAGAACAAGTAATATATTCGGAAAAACTTCTTGCCGTGTAACTATAACCTCCATAAGGTTCTATTGTATTTCTTCTTATTGCGTAGCAAGGATGAGATTCATGTGTAGCAAGCGGACTTACATTATTTTTAGTTTTAAGTAATAATCCTGTGTACCTTAATCCTTTAGAAGTTGATGCCCCTTCCATAGAATCAGATGATAGGTAATAACCGCCAAAACTAGAGGGTAATTGAGAAGTTGTTGTTGTCGATGCTATAAAGTTATGTAGGTAAGTTCCTTCCACTTCTATTCCTATGGATTTATCAAATCCAAATGGAGATAACCTATTAAAAGAAACATTATTGTAAGAATTTGTAGATCCTCTTGGATTATCAGAACTACCTACTCTTCCTTTCCACACAGTAGCTTTTCTAGCAGAGTATATGTCTATTCTACCGTAGTTGGTAGAATTGTTCTTATTAAAATTTGTTTCTGGTGTAGCGTAGTCCAAAATATTTTTAATTGCTGCATCTGTTCTAAGACTAGGTCTATCATATGTAGCGGCTATTGGATTATTTATACTAGCACCAGCATTTCCTATATATAGTTTACTTGTGTTTCCCGCACTAACCCCTTTATACATGTGTCCAACATACCCGCAATCTACAACAGTAGAATTATTATCATCTCTTACACATCTAACTATTTGGTAGTATTCTGCATCAGATGGTAAATTGGACACAGTAAACACAATCCCTAGAACTATAATATCATTTCCTGATATTATTCCATAATTGGTTTCATCCTGACTAGGAAATCTTATATCTCCAATCCATTTAGGAAAACTTCTTTTACCTTCAGTATTAAAAAGAATTAAAGAAAATCTATAAATTTCATCTCTCTGATACCCAACAATATCATTATTTAATGGGTTTGAGTAATCAGGTAACCCGTTAGATCCTGGAGTAACATACCATAAGTAGTTAGATCCTACTGTAATACTGCTAACAGATTGATTATTGTACGGAATTGTTGTTGTAACAAACTCATAGGATACGTTTATTCCTTGACCTCCTAAAGTTGTGCCATTAGCTTTGAATTTACAATCATTGAATGCAGGTCTTGTTGTATCAATACTAACAAAGTTATAAGCATTTGCAGCATCTAAAGTTTCTGGAACATTATACCCATCAGCAGCCACATCCCACTCTATTGTAGTTCCTGTAGCATCAAATAATTTACCTTGTCCACTTGAGTTAAACCTGTAAGCTCTAGCATCATACTCAACATCATATACTTCCTCCGTTATATTTCCAAATAGAAGATAGTCATTTTTTGTCTCTATAGTTTTAGACTTTATAGGTGAAAAATCTTTTATTACTTCTTCAAAGGTAACTGCGCCTAAAATTAGATTTCCTGTATCTACAAGTGTTAGATTTCCATCAAAAACTCCATCATAAATTATGGTACACTCTGGAATTTGAGTTTGCACAGAATGATAAACAGAAACAACTTTTATATTGGTATACTGTATTGTAGAAACCTGTATATTCAATTCTATTCCTTTACCAGATTTTATTCCTGAATTACTTCCTCTAAAACCTGTACTTTTGGTAGTAAATATAGAATCTTCATTAATCTGAATAGCCTGACTAAAATCTGAGAATGTTGTTTCTGATCCATTCTTTTCATATAAGGCGTATGCATACCTATATACACCAGTTTTTAATGATCCACTTGTCAACCTACTAAATGTAGGAGTAGTTAAGTTAATATTTCTAAATAATTTAAATTCGTCTAAACTTTTAGAACTCACTGTAGAATCTAGTATATTGCAAGTTCTTATAGGATTTGTATCGTCTACCCAGTATATTTTATACAAGGTAGTAGTTTCAATTCTAGGTATTATTTTCACATAATCTCCAAAATTAAAATTCTTGGTTGCTACTAAATAGGTAGATAAAGAGTCTATACTAGTAAGTGTGGTTATGCCCTCAAAAACTGAAATAGGAATAGCGTATATAGAGCCGTTAAGAGTTCTTTTAATAAATATCACAACATACTCGCCAATAATTTTACTACCTACTATTTTACTCGATGCTAAATCTGTTGTCAGTACTGCTTTAAGTCCTTTTCCATTTGTCAATGTGAGAGAATTTAAACCTTCATTGGTTATAATTCTATAATTATTAGCATAGTAGTAATGGGTATTATCATAAAGATTAGGGTTAGTATCTGAGTCTAACCCTCCCATAAAATGATTAATATGTTGTGCCATATCTTATTACATTCTTTTAATTCCTTCTCCAGTATTTAAATCTCTAAACCCAGCAGCCCATTGATTAGGTCTAGGTCTTAGCCTCATTTGGTTCCTTCTAATACTTTCCATCTGATCCTCATTAGGCATCTTCATTCTATTAGAGGCAGAGGCAGTTGCAAACTCTAACTCATCCTTAATGTACCCCCATTTTCTTTCAGACAGTTTATCCTGTAGCATCATCTTCATGGCTAATTTCTCAGCAATGAACAGTACAACCATCCTAACTACTTTACTGTCATCTGGTATTTTAGGAGTATTATCTTCCCACATAGGAAAAGCATAGTAGGCTACCTCAATGGTAGTATTATTTAATCCAGTGAATATATAATTCTCCTGTAGTTGATACACATAGGTAGGATTAACATCTATGTTATATGTAGGTACAAATTCAACAAATATAGTAGGATCATCAATTTGAGTAACTGGATTATCTCCTACTCCAGTAACAGTCCAATTTAAACTAGTACCTTGAACAATAGCCTCACCTAATACAGTTGTAGCACTTGCTGATAAATTACTAGCAAAGAATCTATCTGTAGTAGGTAGTAAAGGAGTCATAGTATATTTATCCCTGCATCCCACAAATTCATATATATCTGTTGGGAGTAACCCTCTATTACTTTCTATAGTTACATCGGCAATAGTAGGAATTAATATTTCAGGTCTACCAAAATAACCAATGCAATCCCAAATCCATTCCTTAACCTCATCAGAGTAAACTCCTTCAAGTCCATAATCCCTATGAACTCTTTCCATTATATCATTTATGTGAGTGTACTTATTGTTGAACATAACTATACATCTAATAGGTTACTACCGCCAAATAATCCTTTATATAAACTTTCAATAGATTGTTTACCAGGCTTTTCAGAGTCAATATCGTTCTCTAATGGATTTTCCTTGGAAAATGCTTTAGTTTCATTAGAGTGATATTTACCTTCAGAATCTTCCCAACTTTTCCAAGTAGTTATTAAGTATCCGTTACTTATTTCTTCTACAGTTACTTCTGTAGTATTTTCTCCAATTCTAGTTCTCTTACTCCAAGTTTTCTTAGGAGTTTTATCTTGAGAAGGTGTATCTAGTTCTTTCATAATAAGGTATTGTTTTAGTTACATTAATAAATTCTGCTACTTTTCTATTCCATTTCCTAACAGGCTCAAAACTATAGTGAGTATGGTACTTAAAGTTACAGGTTGACTTATCCCAAACAAACTGTGCTATCTTACCATTTACATTACTATTAATGTAGTACACTATAGGTTTATTCTCTATTTGTTTAATTTCCTCTGGAGTTTTACCTGGATACATATCCTTCCATAGTTTATTAGTACTTCCCCAATCAGGTAGTGTTCTAACCTCTCCATTGGACTTTAGGGTAATAGCCTCCCCAACAATGTTAATTGCCAAGGAGCCAAATCTCCTCGGCATGTAGAATTCCAAATTATTGTAGATTATCAGTTGCATCCTGAGATCTATAAATTCATTCCAAATCTCCCAGTATGTTTTATAATCTACAGCATTGCTCTTGTGCTTTTGCTTGTAAAACTTGTAAAAATCTTGTGCCTTATAATCAGCAATTATCTTTCTTTTACCTTTTCCCCAGTACATTACTTAGCAGGTATGTTAGTTAAATCATCTGAAGCATTATTGGCAGGGTCCTGTAGAGGAGTCATAATAAACTTAAAGTTATCCCTTACAATCATATTCTTCATATCATCCACGATACTCTCTGAAATAGGATACTCATAATCCCAATCATAGGTATTACCAGTAGCAAATTCATAAGCCTCAATAGGATTGGTAAATACACCTTTAACCTGAATATAGTTTAACCCCAGATGTAATCCAGATTTGCTAATAACACAAATCTTCTTACCATCCAAGTAAGCATATAAATCATTACTGTTGAACTTACCATTACCACTTCTCAATGCTCTCTCGTAACTAACTAGGTTAATGTTATTAACCAACCTATCTCCAGTAGATAGTCTAGTGAATGTTCCTATACAACCTTTTCTATCAATAGTTGTTGGTATATCCCTAGAAGTTCTAAGTATGTTTCTATCAGAGGTTAATCCATTAACAGAGGAAGAATCTACTCTTTCTAAAAGTACAGCACCTAAATCCTGAACATTATGCTCATCAATGCTACGCATATTTTCATCAAACCTTTGCTTGAGAAGTTTTGCTCTAGTATGTTGAATCCAAGTAGCTACCAATCTTTCATCAATAGAGTCAGTAACTTTATAGTTAGCTCGATATAACTCAATAATTTCGTATATCAATTGGTTAAAACTTCTAGTCATAATTCACCTAATTTATCTAATCCTAATTAAAATTCCCCCAGAAAAACTATTATTCGCTAAATTATAATTAACATAATAGTTATATTTTCCTGACCTAGTGTACATAATGGAAGGAGATACTTGTTCCTTACCAATTAATCCGCCAATGTACAAATTATTTTTGGGATATACAATAGTTGTTATAGTTTTTTCTGGAATTTTTAAATTGTATGTTCCACTTAAACTATCTACCTTATTTCTTATTACCTGAATATTTGACACAAAATAGCCAAAAGTGTCAAGTTTAAAAGTATCTTGATAGAAGTTTCTAGTATTATGTGAAGTCCAAATTGCTTTATACCTTGCTATTAGTTCTGCTGTATCTGCTGGAATAAATAAAGTATCCTCTGGTAATATAAAATTCCTAATCTTAGGCGCATCTACATATACAGTTTTAGTTGCGTACTTATACTCTATTTCAACTTTCTCCTCAATAACTATGTTAGGGTATAGGAGAGTATAAATATACCCTCCAATCAACCCTATTATAATTCCTATAACTAAATTAGATAACCTCAATTTCATGTTTCTTATCTTTACTATCTTCTAGCAGCTTTAGTAAACTTTCTAAAGTTTTCTTGCTATCCAGAACTTTACCTTTTTCTTTATTGAACCCTACAAGTAAGCATCCTTCAGTATCATCCTTATCATTACCAGAATGAATCCTAATATACTCAAAGCTGGTTACATCCATTAGCAGAGGTAAATTCTTTTGAAATTTAGGACTCCAGGTTATTACTATATCATACTTACCATAAGGTATAGCAGTTTGGGCATATTCTTTAACCTCTCCATTATCAAACTTTCCATTCTTATTTAAATCCCTTACTTTATCCTCAAGAGTATCACAGAAGTAAATCCATTCTTTACTATTATAGTAATATAGTTTACCTATTGTGTACTCTTCTCCTAAGAATATTCTTTTAAGTTGTAGTTTCATCTGAAGTAAATTTAGATACTGCCTTAAAACTTACTATTAAAATACTTATTCCAAATATAAGCCATTTCTGCATAGTATCGCTAACGGGCATTGTTACTATTGCTCCTTGCACTAATGGTAAAGCATATAGTCCAATATCAGCAATTAACTTCCATTTCTTGTTGGAAGGTTTGTTTAAATTATCAACTTTGAACATTATCTGTTTCCTCCTCTTTTAGTAGTTCAATTAACTGTTCATACTTTCCTTGGTAGTAAATAATGTTATTACTTACCTGATTTAATTCAGCAATAAGTTTATTCTTGTACTCATTCTGCTGTTGAATTGATTTTAGTAATTCTTCTGATTTAATCTTTAGTTGCTCTTTCATATTTATTTAAATTTAAACATTTATTATTGAATATGCTCCACTTGTTAAAGCTCCCCACTCAGAATTAGTATAACCTGTAGAAATACTTGCATTATTGTTATATTTAGGAGTGATTAAGTCTTCAGACATCCAAACTATATTGCCGATTTTAACTGTGTTATATGTATTACCCACAATGTCAACTAATTTTTCGCCTTCAGTCCAATCTGATGTATTTTTTACACACCTTACTAACATCCCTGCTTTTTTCCCATATCCAAAACTTAATCCTAAATAAGCATAATTATAGTACATTATTAAATTATATGCTTTAGTTGAATCATATTCTGTAGCAGTCCACCACAATCCATTTTTTCCTAATAACTCATATTCTCCAGTACTTTCGTGCCTATACCCTCCAGGATATCCATCAAACATATATTCATTGGTGGCAGATGTATTTGGAGAATCCCATCTAGGATGCCCCATTGGAGATGTTCGTGTGCTTTTTAATTTTGCTCCCGCTAACAACTCTCCTCCTAACTGTGTTCTAGTTTCTAACCATTCTGCTTGAGTTGCTACATGCCATCCAGAAGGAGCCAAATTTCCAGTATTTACAGCATACCAATTATATAAATATCCATACCTAAATTTTAATTGGTTGTGTCCATAAAACATTCCCATACTAAGTATAATTAGTTCCGTAAGTAATATATAAAACACTATTAGTATATGTATAACTTAACATATCTATTGAATTAGCAGTTCCTGTTAATGTAATAGTTCCTCCTCCACTATTAATTACTTTTGGGGTTGGTGATATTGTTAAGGTTCTTCCTCCAGTACTATCTTGTGTAACAACTATGTTTCCTTCATCCCCATCTGTTAAGTTAGATAAAGTTAAAGTTACATTGTGCCCAAGAGTTATTCTAGCATTTTGCCCATTTCTTACATTCATTGTAACAGTTGTTGCTGAACTTAATGTCTGATATGCTTTTACGAATCCTTCTGCTTTTCCGTAACCTGTTATCAATAAACCGTATGTTTCAGTTTCTGCCTTTTTTGAACCATTGAAGTATAAGTCACATCCTCCATTATAATCTCCAACTATTATACTTTTATAAGTACCGAATCCGTCACTTCCATCTCCATCTATTCTAAATGCTGAACTTGATATAGCGTATCTAAAGTAATTAGTGCTTTGTCCTTTTAGTACTAATGGTGAATTAGAAGTATGTATATATAAGCCGTAATTTATATAATTTGTTGGAGTTATTGTCAATGCTCCAACACTTTTTGAAAATCTAAAAGAACTTTCTCCTCCAAATACACCCCCGTCATTAAACTGCACATAAGTATCACTTCCTCCAGGAGTTCCACCTCCGCCTGTAATGGCCCTTTGCTTAACTTCTCCAGTAGTATTATCCCATACCAAAGCATTCAGAGTTCCTGTATCTGTTGTAGGTGCTGTGGAAGTTCCTAAGTATAATTTAGCGGTTATTTGTTCTGAACCTTCCACTTCTAATTTATGAGTAGTTGGTGTTCTGCCAATTCCTACATTACCATCATCAGGGTTTAATAATAAATTACGATAATCAACACCCTCTTCAACTGACTGAATTACAGCACCCCTACTTGTTGCTGTTGCACTATTATTTAAACCAAATTTTAATCTTAATTGATTACTTACATCATTAGATTCTAACATAAACAGATTTTCAAAACTTCCTACTTTTGATTGATTACCCTTTACGGTAAACTTTAAAATTGGAAAACTTGTACCAATACCAACGTTGCCATTACCTTTTACAGTAAATTTAACATCACTTGAATTAACATAACCATTATTATAAAGTGAATGTATTTGAAAATCAACTGTACCATCAGCACCACTATATTTCAAACCCATTGCACCAACCTTACCAGCCGAATCGTTCCATTGTATATTATGTAACTGTTGATTTCCCCAGTTACCAACATCTTGAAGTATAATTTGACTATTTTCAGTTGTTTTATTATCTTTTATATGTAATTTGCCGTAGGGCGCAGTTGTACCAATTCCAACATTATCACCATTATAGTAAATATCACTTCCACTTGTTACCCATTGTGAACTTAGTATATTTCGTTGTCTAACTTCCCCTGTAGAAGGATCATACACTAAACTATTTAATACTCCTGTATCTACGGCTGGAGCGATTATAGTTCCTAGGTATAGTTTATTTCTTATAGTTGTTCCTGTACCATCTGTCGTTATAGGACTATCTGATAATCCATTTGTAGATTTATAAGGGATATAACTATTTGTTAAACTTGCTTCTACAGCATTTCCTAATGAATTAAATACAGGTACACTTCCAGCATTTCCTATATGTCCGCTAGTAGTCCATTGTAAGTTTGATAAAGCAGCGTGATTAGTTGGATTAAACCCACTTACTGTAATTTGATTTGCCTTATTTCCTGTTACATAGGTGATGGATACTAACTGAACTTTACCAGTAGTAGTATATGACGCTCCAGTATAGTATGTTAATCTTGCCCAGAATACAAATTCGGGAGATAGATTTGGTAATGCACCTAAATTTAATGCTCTTACATCTTCCCCTGTAGCAGATAGTAATGATGTATGTTCTATCTGTGGTTGTAAGAATATAGTTCTATACTTCTGAGAATCTGTATCAGTAGTTGTAGGTATTAGTATTTGATATACATTAAACCATCTATTTACTGCTCCAGTAACTAAAGTTCCTGCGGTAACATTATTATAGGTAATATAGGAAGCAGGAGTAAATAAGAAAGGAAAAGATTCAGTTAGATTAAATGTAGAAGAAGAAGTTGTGCTATTAACATACATGGTAGAGTAAGTACCCTGAATCCATGCTGGAATAGTTGTACTAATATCCTCATCCTTTATAACTGCTGAATCAAATCCTGGAGTTATAGCAGCATTAGTATCTGTATTCAAAGCATATGTTCCTGCTGTAGCATTACCCCCAGATACCCTGTATGTTCCTATATTATCATGCGATTCTATATGACTCTCAACATCCATTAATCCATGAACTTCTCTGGTGGCAAAAGTAGTTGCTGCTGATGCTCCATAGTTAACATATGATACTTGAACATCATAGAAACTCCACCTAGTTTGAGACCATGTAAAGTTAGTTCCATCTATACTATATAGAAACCACGAACCTAACGTTGCTGTATGAGCACTTGAAGTCCAAGGGGAAGTTAAAGTTTTTTTAGTTCCTTTCCAGTAGTAACTTAAATCTCCTGTTAATGTTATTGTTCTATTAGTGTAACTGTAAGTTACAGTTATAGCATCGTTATCTACAAAACCTGTAGGATTTCCAGAATCTTCCAATGTTTCTATTGGCACATAATCATTAATATTCTTATCAAAGTTAAACCTTGAATTAGAATGATCCCATGAAGGAAATTGCCCACTTGTAGTTAATGAGCCAGTAACATCTGATAAATCCTGTAATCTAGGAATAACTTTTATTCTAACATATAAAATCCCCTCTGTAACATGAGGTCGTACCACTATACCTATAACTACTTTAGTGTTAGGAGCAGTGGGAGGAGTTGAGGTTATATTTCCATTAGTTCCTAAATATGCAAGTTGCCCTCCCATACTTGCACCATCAGTATCCATATCATGTACTAACCCTGTAACAGTTATATACCCAAAATGTCCACTAGGTATATCCTCAGTAGCTACTCCAACTACTCTAGATGATTCATCATAGCTAGTATTATTGGCTAATTTAACCTTCTTAATATTTCCTGTAGCCGAAGAAGCATAAACTACTTTACCATTTGTAATAGGAACTACATCTTCATTGTACACTCTAATAACATGTTCCTGCCCTATTTGTAAATAAACATTACCACCGGGTAATCCTACCTGTGGCACACCATCTTCAGCATTCCAGTTTAATCTTCCTTCTTGCTGAACAGATGTAGTAGTTAAGTTAAAATCTATAAAATCTGTATATAATCCAGCAGAAAATATAGGAATACCTCCATATAATGTTTGTGGATTAGTTTGGTCTAATTGTAATAATTGTGAGTATATAACTCCCTTTTCTATAGGCTGAATTATATCAGCAGCAGAACTATCTAACTTCCTCAGCTGTGCTTGGGTAAGTATAATAGCACCATTTAAAGGTCTATACACATACCCTAACTTGTCAGCATAAGGTGCATAAGCACTTATTACACCATCACCTCTTTCCAGTATATCATAAACAGTAAGTACACTTCCTGCTACATTCTCAATTAGGAAAGGATAACCTGCAAAGTCAATAAACCAATCATTAACTGCTACAAGTGAAGTGGCAGCTCCAGGTTCATTAGGGTCTAATGGGTTAACAGTAATGTAGTACCTATAAGCAGATGCTCCAAGTGTTACATTACTTGCTAGTGTACTCCATGCGGCTACTGGTAGGTATTGACTCATATTAGTTTATATTAAAGCGTAATCCTAGGTCTATTGTCATTTATTAGTAACCATTAGGGTGACAGCACAATCTTGTTCCAATATAATTAAATGTTAACGAAAACGTATCCTCAATTTTTATCCAAAATAATCCAGCACTATTAGAATTTACACTTGAATAAGGATAACCTTTTGTTCTCACGTGAAGATATTCGAATGATTCATTAGCTAAAGTAAAATGTCCTCTGTCACATAAATAAGTTTCATATGTTGCTAATCCAGTAGTATCTATAGGTAAAAATGTATTATTTTGTATTGTCTTTATATTCCCTGATTGCTCATCAATATATCCAATTAACGTTCCTTTTGTTTCGTCATTACATGTAAAATCATCAGGGTTATTAATCATGTACACCGCAATTCTTCTGTTATCGTGGTCAAATTTTGCTACTAAACCTTCAACCAACTCATGAATATTGCCATGTAGGTTTTCTATTCCCCTATACCTACACACCTTAACATTTTCAGGAGTATTAAATAATGTGGTGTAATTTACTTCACCGCTTCCATTAGCTAAACTATCTGAATGTCCAATCGGAACAAATGGGTATCTATTGTTAAATGTTTCTAGTTCTGTCTGATTAACAGTCGTTACCCCCATTCCTATACCACCTTTCTTATATCCTTCTGGGGTTAAAGTTAAGTCTACAGCTTTTTGAGAATTCTTTGTTGCATATTCTATCATAAATAATCGCTGAACTGCAGTATGTGTTTTCCATGTTAGGGGATGCCATATACTTCCTCTATTCTGTGCATATGTTCTATAATCTTCTCCTACATTTGCGGGCAATGCTTGTATAGGCAAGTTGCTCAATGCTTTACCAAGCAGTGTGTTATCCTGTGCATCCCAACTTGCGTTATTATTACCTCCTCTATAATCTACGCCATTATTTTTAACAGAAGATAATTTTTTACTTGGTCTATAAGCAGTGGCAGAGTAAGCTCCAATATATGATTTATTAAACTTATTAAACCCACTTAAATTACTTAATGATATCGCACTCTTTTGAACTTCTGAATCTGTCCAATCTAAATAGTAATGTTCAGGGATTTCAACCATTACTTGACCGTCCGTTCCATCTAAATTAGATGCAGTGTTATCTTCTTTTTTAGACCAATCATCTAATTTTAAATAATAGTTTACAGAGCCGTTATCATTAACAACGCATCCTCTTATTAATGACTGAACAGGCAAGTCTGCATGATTTGAAATATCTCCTCCTATTCGTGTTAAATCGGGATTAGATAATTCAAGTCCTGCAACACCATACCAATCACCAGTTTTAATGGTACAGTTTTTTGGCTGAGTAAATTTAGAGTATGCCATATCCGTAATTATCTAAGTATTGTTCAAGTGCGTCAATTATCAAATTCTTCTGCGTTTCATTAAAATTACCTATTACTAACGCAGATATAGCTCCATCTCCAAAATCATTTGGCGTATTAGCAGAACTATTACTTGCCAATAAATTAATATCTTTAGTATTAATGCCTGTCGAAGTTACGGCTTCATCAGTTCCAACTTCTTTGTTTAAATATCTAGTAACTAAAGATGATGATTGTCTAATCATAGAAGCATATCTTTTTCCCCTACCTGGGTTTGCTCCTGTTGTATTGTAGGCACTATTCAAAACGCCTTGAGAAGTATAAAGCATAAGCATATACATACTTTCTTTTACCCCAAATAAATACCCTTTACTTCCTGTATCTTGAGCCGCTACAATAAAGCTTGCTGAATCCTGAGAAAATACTACTCCGTCATCGGTTGGATTCCATTTTAAATTTACATAATCGTTAGAGCCGTCACCTTTTATTTCTTTAAATGCAGTAAACACTGGAGCATCATTAATAACCGCTTTATCTTTATTTGGGTATCTTACATTATATAATGACTCCCCATTTGTGTTTGTATGCAAACAGAACAGCCATAAACCAGATATATTATTCCATACATTGTCATTTTTTAGTTTTTTAATTAGAGCGTTTTGAACAATAGCATCTTCTTCGCTAGGCTTTGTAGAGAATAAATCGTACAAAGTTTGATACTCAGTTTGGAATGGTTCTGCCACTATTTCTTGTCTAATTATATAGGTAATAAGATTATCTCCTGTTATTATATGCGTGTATTCCTGAACCCCATAATTTACATCAGCTATCTTTTCAAAATCTCCTCCATCTATAGACGCATAAATTTCTACATCCCCAATTGTATTAGGAACATCTGTCCATGTCAATTTCACTCCACCTTCAACATTTATAACATAGAAATTAGTTGGCGAATCTACTTGAGCCGTTGATTCTATTGCAACATTTGAATAATCTGATCTACGATTACCATTATATGCCAAAATTCTAAAAACATAAGTAGTGTTCGATACTAAATCTGTATTAGTATATGTCAGCGTATTAGCATCTACTCTTATAACTTCTGAATATTGCTCTCCAAGAATAGCTCTTTCTATAATAAACCCTTCAATACCATCTCCCGTGTATTCCCAATCTAACTTTATAGTTTCTGTATCTATAACCGTTAATACTAAATTTTCAGGAGAAACACTTATAGTATTTTGAACTCTCCTAATCGGCAACCCTATTCCTATCCCTATACTTGGCATGATAATTTTGTTAAATTAATATCTTAATATATAATTCAGTTACTATAGTTGCTAAAGAATCTAATCTAATAGCATTATATCCTGTACCATAATCATTAGTTAGTGTAGCATAGGCAATATTGCCTTGTAGTTCTACTACATCTGAAGTTGTATTATTTTTACTAAATACCTTCACACTTGCAACTAAAGTATCTAAATTATGTGTGATTATTAATGAAGTACTGTAATCTGTTAATACCCATCCTGTAGGATAATCTACTCCTTCTACTAATCCAACTAATCTTTGTGATACTGTTGCTCCACTATTTAACCTAATAGTAAATATTCTAACGTTTTGAGTAGCTAATAATCCTGCTACATAACTTGCTGACCATACATTACTTGTTGTAGTTTGAGCATCATCTAGTAAAGCATGTCTATTAGCATCATAGTTAAGTAAACCATTGTGGTCTAAGTAGGCAGGATTATATGAAAGCACTCCAGCAGAATAACTTAAAAATTCAGTAATTCCTGTACTGAGTATTGTACTAAAGGCTCCTAACTTATTGTTAAAAGTATTCCAATCAGTAGATGTTAAATATCCACTTAGAGTAGTAGATGCTGCTTGAGTTGCTATAGTTTTTTGTGCTGCTGATAGATGCAAATAATCTCCAGCATTTAAATTCTGTAAATCATTATGGTTCCTTGTACCTAAATCTGTTAAATTTAAAGTGCTTAGTATAGATTTTACTGAACCTGCTCCTGAACCTGCTAATACTCCAGCATAAGTTGTTATATCTGTATCAATAGCATCATCTACATACTTCTTATGAGGTATATGTGTATTGCTAGAGATTGTTTTTAAATCATTATAGTATATAATTCCACTAAATTGTCCACCAGTACTTGCTGCTACAAAATCAGTAGGAAGAGTTATTCCTGCTATAGCAGCATCAGTGTATGCTTTAGTCTTACTTGCTGACCATAAACTATTAACATCTGCAGCAGAATCATTTCTTAATAAGTGTCTATCAGTACTGTAGTTAAGTAAAGAGTTATGGTCTATACTACCTAGTACTAAACTAATGGTTCCAGCATTGTAGTTTAATCCTGTTCCTGCTGTTAATGAGGATAATTTATTATTGAATGTTGTCCAATCTGTTGAAGTCAGATAACCATTCTGTGATCCTGAAGCAGGTAGTATTACATTATTTCTTTGTGTTAAACTTAAATGGTAACTACCATCTCCTAGTACACTGGTTAAATCACTATGTGGTTTTGCTGCCAATCCTGATAATGCTTTTGTAGAGAATCTTGCATCAAATAAAGTATCAAAATCAATAGATACATTATTCGTGACATAATTTTCTACCCAACTTTTATATACAATATCATAATCTCCACTCAAGGTTAATGCTGATGGATAGTAGATTTTACCAGAAAATTGTCCTCCTGTTGAAGCAGGAACATAATCAGTAATAGGATCTTGTAAATTATATATAGGTCCGACAAAACTAGGAGAAGAATCTGTCACCCCTATATTGCTAGGATCTACCGATATGGGCAGATCTGTATTATATGTACTCCCTTGGGAGAAATCTGGTGAATAATCTTTATCTAGACCCATAGTATAGTTTATATGTATCCAGTAACTTATCTGCTTCTGCTATAATTATCAAAATATCATCCTCAGTTATACTTGCTAATTCTAATTCTGTTGAAGGAATATTATAGTAGTAATCTAGTATTTCTAAGTATGTATCTACAGCAACAAGTAAATCCCTAAGCCTAAATACTGTATTTAAACTTCCCAGTTTATACTTATTGGTATAAACACTATTTACCACTAAGTAGTTATACTTTAAGGTAAGTATAGTAGCATTTAGTTCTTCAGGTGTCATTATAATAAGTTTTGAAGTAGTTGTAAATTCTCCTCAAAGTATGTAGTACTACCTATTTCAGCAGAATATCCCATATTATTGAGCAACCTTCTCTGCTCCTGTATAGCATCTTTTTCCTTGGTATCTAAGTACAACCTATAGTTTAGTGCATTAACAAATACTTGTCCAGCAACTATCTCCATAAATGCCTTAGTTAGAGTTTCTTCAGTACCTCCATCTTTAGTAACTTTAAATACAAAAGTTCCATCAAAGAATATACTATCGGTATACCCAAAATCTGTAGGGTATAGTACCAATCCTGTTGCTAAATCAGTTCTTTGGTCAGAATCTAAAGTTAGTGTTCTTTGAGTTGTATCTGTCATATAACTAGACTGTACCTTTATAACATAACTAGTGTTTATAGTTCTAGTATCAGTTACTGTTATATAGGAACCATCTACTGATTGACTGATTGTGAAGTTTGCCATAATTACTTGAATAAAGTTACAAATTTAATAACTTGATCTGGTCCAACAACTGCTAGTATAAAAACTATAAGTACTACCCATAGAGTTAAAAATAATACCCCTTTCCAAGGGTTACTAAAAACATATCGTAGAAATTTAGTCTCTATTCCGAATCTTTTAAGTTCTCCTTTATATGTAGCAATTGGGCAATTTCTATGTTTTTCTTCAAGAACTGCAACTCTAGCCTTAGTATCCTCAATATTCTTAATTGCTAATTCGTGGTTAAGTTCTGCTTTGCTAATGGATTCTTTTAAAAGGGTTTTAATCTCTGAAAGTTGTTTTTCCACAGAATCAAATTTTAAGTTAATATTAGCTTCCTGCAATTCTTTAACTTCTTGTCGTAAGTCTTTCTCATCTGGAGTTCCCATACCTAAATTTAATTAGATTTTTTAATTAAAAGTAATGCTCCAGCAGTTATAGTAACTTGCCTTATTCCATCAATAGCGTAGTATTGACCAGCAACAAGCCCTAAACTATTAAGTGTTTCTCCAGTATAAGTTAAATGCTTATCTGTAGAATTATAGGTAATTGTTGATATAGTAGCCCCAGCACTTCCTACATAGAATCCAGCATAATCTCCAATAGGAGAAACTCCAGCAACTCCAGTATAATTACTTAAAGATGTTAGCAATACTGTTCCATATATAGCGTGGTTCTTTGCATTGAGAAGTTCAGAAGCCTCTAGACTAACTGACTCTATATGGGAATGATTATCCTTGAATTGTTTAGCCATAGTAATGTATATTTAACTGGTAAATTTAAAATAAATAATTCTAATTTCCAAACATAATAGATAAAAAATAAGGGGAATTTTCATTCCCCCTATTTAATCTATCAGGGTTTACACTGCAAAAACAGTATCTAGTACATCATAGGATAAATCAGTAGGTGTTTGCTGCATAGCAATAGTAACAGTAAAGTTAGAGTTAAAAGTTAATCCAGTAGTTTGACTAGAGATTTCAGAGGCTCTAATTTCAAGTTGGATTAGGTCATAACCAGCACCCTCAACAGTTTCTTGTCTAAAGATAGTACGTGGTCTGGTGCATACAATAGTATCCCTATCCATAAATTGAGAGTAATGCTCTCTGTAAGACACTTCTTGCCAAGTACCTGTACCCATCTTAGGTTTAGTAGATTTATACTCAACAACAGAACCAAAGTCCTCAGAGTAAATATCAAACATAACTAAGTAGTTAGTTAACTCATCACCTTGAACAGCGCTAAATGGTTGAGCAATACCAGTGAATTTTAATCCCCATACTCCACCAGCAGCAGCAGATTCAATACTAGCAGCGGCAAAAGCAGCAGTAGTAGCACCTTGGTAAGGAACATCTAGGTAGTATACCCTAGCAGCACCAGCACCGCTATTATGCCCAGTAACAATATAACAAGGAGCAGTTCCTGCACCTGAAGTACCAAATCTTACAATAGTGCCTGCTACAACAAGAGCAGTTAAATCTTCACTGAATGTTACTGCATTAGAACCATTTACCAAAGCAGCAGTAGCAGTACCTAAAGCATCAGCCTGAGCACCTGAGTAAACTCTTTCGCACTTAATTACTGGGTTAGGTTCACGTAGAGTACTAAATTGTCTAATAAAAGATTCTTGCAATCCTTTAGCTAAATCTGACTGAGAGGTAGAAAGTGCCTTATAAGGAACAGTCTTAATCTCTGGAGCATTGTTATAGGTATTACGAGAATGGTTAAGCACAAAGTGTAGTACATAAGTATTTCCACTAACGATAGTACCTAAACCTGTAGTGTTGAAAACACCATCATAACCAAATAAACTTACTTGTTGAGTATTGGCAACATAGTCCTGTTTTACCTTGTACTTAATCTGACCAGCATTAAAAATAGGAGAAAACACATATCTACCGTCAGCTTTTTTTTGCACAATTCTAACTGGAGTTGTTCCAGAAATAGCACTTTCCTCATTGAGGTTATCTAATGCTCTTACTACAGCAATAGACCCAGCAGCCATTCCTTCAAAAGCAGCCTCATCAGCAATTCCATTTGCAACATTTCCTACAAATACGTAGGTTGCATTCTTTTCATTAATCATTGTTTTATTGTATTAAGTTAAACAAAAAATTTATTATTTTACTATTATGCTATTACAGGAGTATGTGTAATTGTTATTACACTTCCTAATTCTAAAGCAATCCAATCTGTGCCATCCCACATGAGAATAGCATATTCACCTGCATCACTAAAAGTTAGAGTTGTAGCAGCTCCTGTAAATTTACTAGTAACTACTCCATCACCACCACCATCTACAATCATAACAATTTTCTTTAATTGCCCAGGAACAACTCCATCAGCCAATGTAAAAGCATCTCCACCAGCATCTGTATTAATGGTGGTACAGTAATTAGCCACACTAATTGCTCCACCAGTTCCAGCTGTAATATTATCAGTAGTTCCCGCTATTATTACAGGAACTAAGCCAGTAGTGGTATCTATACCAAATCCCCCAGTTGTTGAGGAACTTGTCACAACTAATCTACCCCCGCCTGTTAATGTAGCAGCGTGCACTCCAGCAGTAGTTAACCCTGCGGTAGTTGCAGTAACAAATAATCCAGCAGCACCTGTACCAGTTATGGAAGGAGCAGAAGCACTACCATTGCCTACAGAAAGAACTCCATCAGAAGGACTAAGTTCATTTACTTTATCAACTATAGGATTAACATCTTTAGCCCTTGCTACAATTTCCTCTGAATCATACTCAGAGCCTAATTTCTTAATTTTACTTAATGTCATTTTATTAAAGTGTTAAATTAAACATTCTGTTTACTATTAAATATGGTGTAACTTTTTAAGTACATCTCTACAGCCATATCTATAATTTCATACTGAAATATCTCAGGTATCTCCATGGTATCAGTTGGATTATCCTCTATGGTATACTTTATAGGTTTTTTAATATATCCTAATTTATAACTACTTAAAACTCCTCCACTAGGTACTACCAATACATGTAGTTTAGTGGATGTTCCAGAAGGAATTAACTCTAATCTCCATACCAATCCTGTGTAGGGATTCTTAAATGGATTCTTCAAGTTAGTTCTGTAAGCATCCAGTGTTATTGGTTTTACCTTAACTTGAACTCCATCTAATGTACCTATTTCCAACACAGTATATAGTAATTCAGGGTTAGTAGGTAAAGTTGCCTTATAGGAGTTGGGTAGTATTGGACTAGTAGCATCAGGAACTATATCTGTTTCAATAGTTAGTAATCCTAAAGCTTTCCTTGCTCTTTCATCCTCTTCAAATATTGCATAATACTTGTCAATGAACTTATACTCACATTCATATAGAATGTTGGATAGTTCAGATGTAGGGGTATCAATAACAACATCTAAGTTTCTTAATTTCCTCTCAATTTCACTATGCATTTCCCCTATTGTCATCTCTACTATCTTTAGAAATTAGTAAATATTTTTCTCTCCTAAATATATCCACTGCTGTAGCCACAACCTCTTCATGTAAGTACTCTGCTAACTCACAGTCATTACTTCCGCCTAGTTTAATGGTTAAAGGTGTTTTTAAGTAAGTAAAGGTTACATCTCCTAAGGTTGTGTAAGTATCTATATAAACTATCATGGTAGAACTTTCCTCAAATACCACACAAGGTTTTCTAAGTATGGGTTTATTGAAAGCATGAGTAGTAACTAAATCTACCATACTGTAATCTATCACCTTATTAGGAACTATAGAAGCACTGTTTATCACAGGTAATGCTGTTCTAGTAACACTTGAGTCACTCCTAATGTAGTGTAAATAATCATTAGGTAATGTTACAGGGTAAGCATGTAGTACTGTAGTTAAAGCTGAACCTGGACTTACAGTATCTCTCTTAATGAGGTTTCTAAGCTCCTCAACATTACTCTGAATAATCTTAACATTCTCATTAATGTTGGAAGTAGGAAAGTACTTCATCTTCATTACCCTAAGTTGCGATATATTAAGGTAGGCAAATATTTCTTCTGTATCTAACTTATCAGATACGGAAAACTCTGGGTTAGATGTGTACAGAAGTCTTTCAAATTCAATTTGCATCTGTAGGGCATTCATAGTTACTCAGTTTTTAGTTGAGGAGACTTAGAAATATATATAGATTTAACTGCTTCTTGCACTGCCATAGTCACCAAGTTAGTATGTAAAAACTCTGGTAACTCTGATGGAGTTCCTCCTGAAATATCTATAGGAGTTGGTACTTTAACATAGTTAATTTCATAACCTGTTAGTGTACTATAACTATCAACAATAATTCTAATCATTCTCTTTGCTGTACTTTCCTCTGTTTCTAGTACAACTTTAGGATACTTAAAGTATGGGGTATTATTCAAATCTGCAAAGAACTTAGTCATACTATCCTTATCAATCAACTCACATCTTGCTTTACCTGATACTGACTCAGGTGATGTTCTGGTAACACTTGCGGTACTATCAATGTAGTACCTAAAATTTGGAACACTTACATCTATATCTACATACCATACTTTACCGTTGTACTCTGTAGCACTAGTAGTAGGTGTAATTCCATACACATGTTCCACTACTGTATATATAGACTTCCAATCCTTCAACTGAACAAAGGTTTTAAGAATTTCATCCTGAACTTTATTCATCAGTTCACTTATCTCATCATCAGTAAAACCTGGAGCTGCTGCACTAGCAACAGCATCCAGTTCTACTAAAAATCTTTCCTTCAGTTGAGTAGTATTCATTACTTACTTTTAACGTTAGCCATTAGTTTAGCATAGATAGGTTCTGTACCTGTTTCTGCCCAATCCTTAATGGTATTAATCAACTCGTTGTAGGTAAATTCAGTTCCTAATCCAGATATGGTATAAGTACCGACACCTTCACGTAGGATTAAACCTTTCTTTAAACACTTTGCTATAAATACCTTTGTACTATAGTTAGGATCTTCATACAATCCCATAAATCCCTGCTTATCCTGTTTTGCTATCTTACTAAGTTCATTTACCAAGAATTTAGTATCAGCATCATCTGGAACATTAACAGCCTTATGTTGAGTTTGGTAGTAAATATTGATGAAATCTTTCATCTTATTATTATTACCTTTTAACTCTCCATAAATTTCCCCAATCCTAAATGTTTCATCCATCTCAGTTTGAGCCTTAACTTCCTCATAGTCCTCATCAACAAAAGCATACCTAATTGTTGAGTAGTTCATTCTATTCTCCCAACTATCTGCTATCTCCTTCTTCCAAGTTAATAAAACTCTATAGGCTATAGCATCCTCTGGGTTAGATAGGTCAAACCTTTTACCTATTCTCATTAATTCTGGAGTTTTAATTACCTGAATGTAGTAGTTAGTCCAGAATTCATTATTCTTCTTATAAGGGTTTAAATCAGCACCCATAATATCAGAGAAGAATTTTAGTTCAGCATCATCCTTAAAAGGATTAATAATCTTTTTAGTTACATCATCCATCTTTAAGGTGTACCTATCACTAGCATCATTCATCTTAAAGTATGCTGCATGGTTAGGGTCCTTAGTCATTGCAGATGGTCTAGGAACAGGTTTTAAATACACAATTTTTTCTACCAAATACTTGCTTGCATTGTCCTCGTTGCTCATAGTTTTCTTATTATAAATAAGTTGCCAAGTTAATATATTAATTTTAATTTTACAAGTAAAAGTGAGGGAATTTTTAGTTCCCTCACTGATTAATTCAATACTATCGTAGAATTGTAGGGATAATCCTACCAGTTTTCAGCACATTGTTAACCTGAATTGCACCTTGATACCACTTCATAACTTGGTATCCATCCTTCATAGAACTAGTTGCAACAGGAGTAGAAGTGTTATTGTAAGCTGTGAATTGGTCACGCAATCCTGGAATATAACGGTAAACTTCCTCATCACCTTTTACTGCTACACGTTGGATATTAGGTTTATTATTGGTTGTACCAAAATCCCAAATATCATAGATGTAAGAACTAGCAAAACCTCCTTTAGGGTGACGAATCTTATTCCTTACAGGATCATCCTTCATAGGATCAATCATCAAGCTAAACTCAATACCATTAACAAATCTGTACTGAACTAGTTGACCTTCATCCAACATCATCTTACCTTGACCCTTATCCATTGTAGGAGCCTTGAAGTTATGACCACTTCTTAACCAAGAAATTTCACCACCTCTTTCAGCAAGAGCCTTGTGTAGTTGGTATGCACCATACTCACCAGTAGAAAGAACGATATTACGCTTATCTTCAGGAACTTTACCTACAGAAATATCCATAGCAAAGTCAGTTAGCATATCCAATGAGAAATCATTGTAGAACTGTAAATTTCCACCTTCCATTTGCTCATATAAACCATAACCAGCCTTAATGGTATTTCCACTTTCACCTTTCAGTGCATAACTACCTTCAGCAGTCTTAGTAGATTTACCACCTAGCAATAACCTAGATTTATCTCTACGGAATTGGGTTAAGAAATCCCACTCTAACTTAGAAATCCAAGCAGTATGTTCTTTACCATTTTGATCTAAGAACTTGAATGCTAAAGGAGCATTCTGACCTTTGCGGATCATATTACCTGGAACTTCATAGTTCTTACGAATTACAGAGAAAGTATTCTCCATAATGAAGTGACTAGCATGCTTAACCTCATTACCACGTACAGAAAGAGTTTGTTCAACTAGACCAAATTCTTCTGACCATAGTGTACCAACAGCAACCTCATCAGCATCAATAAACTTGGTATTATCACCAGTTACAATTTGTACCTGATAACCATAGTAATTACCTACCTGAATAGGATCTGTAGTAACACGTAGGGAGAATTTCTCTGGGTGAGGACCAACCATTACAGAGGTGGCACTGAAGAAGTCCTCAGCAAACCATACATAGAAAGTACCAAAACCTAAACCAGCTTTCATTGCATCTGTAATCTGAGTTCCAGCAGGACTAGCAGTTATAGTAGCAGCAATAAGAGCAATATTTCTTTCCTCAGAACCTTGTAAAGCCCAACGGAATGGGGTATCATCATCAAGGTAACGTACAGGGAACCTGTCAATAAATGAAACAATATTATCTGCTCCATAATTAACTTCATACACACGGTCAATCATCTTGGAGATCCATTGTGGCTCCAACATTCCCATCCAGCCCAAATGCTCCTCACGGGTAAGTTTACCCCAGTATTGAGGATCTAAGATCTGGAGTTTCGACATTTTAACACTCATACTTATTCAATTTAAAAGTTGTTAGCAATTATTTTATTTGTTTTAAAAATTAAATGTATCCTTCATAGCCTTTAGTACACTACCTTCTCCACCAATGGATTGAGCAGTTTTACCATCTAGCATAGCACCTTTCTTACTTAAATTCTCCTGTAAATCAGTTAGTACACTAGACTTAGCCTTTTTCTCTATTTTATCCATTTTACCATCTAGCACATTGGTCATAATGGCATAGGCTAAATTAATTCTAGCCTTAACAGGATCTTTCATAAACCAAGCAGTTATACCATCAATAGGATTACCATTAGTATCATTACCCGCAGGTTCCATTAAGAACTTTTCAATCTTCTGCAATGTTGGTTTATTCACAGGTTGTCCTAGAATTTCCTTAGTTTCGTATAGAGTAGATTTAAACTTATCAGTAGCCTCTTTCCTAGATAACTCTTGGGCTTTCTCACTCTCCTCTATTCTTTTCTTCTCTGTTTTAATTTGTTGCTCATTGAAGTCCTTAACAGACTTGAGTGATTTCTTAGCCCTAGCAACATCCTTACCAGTTTCTACCATAGTTTCAATCAACTCATCAATATCCTCATTGGACATCTTGGTAGTATTCCTCAAATCTTGCTTGATAATACTTTTACGAAGTTCAGCATTCTCATCACTCTCTAAATCAGTCTCCTTAATAGATTCAAACTTAGATTTAGAGCTTACCAGTTTGTGAGCAGTATCAGAATCTACACCGTAATCTTTAAGTTCCATGTACTCCTGCATATCAGCATCATACATCTTCTTAATTTCCTGTACCCTGGATTCTACCTCAGAGTTATACAAGAATTCTAGCGCATCCTCATCACCATTCTCATCCACAAACTTTTGGAATTCATCCTTGTCAAATTTAGAAAGAATCCCCCTCTCATTCAGAAAACCTGCAAAGACAAGAGCAAGCTGAGATTTGGAATCAGCATCTTTATGAGAGGGGGCTTTATCTTCAATTTCATCCTCATCTTCATCAGCACTCTTTTCTACCTTTTTGGCAGGTTTCTTGTTAGTTTCATTATCATCATTTCCAGGAAGTTTATCTGTACCAGAAAATTCATCCTGAAAACTGTCATCCTTAAAATCATTACTTTGAGAAAATCCTCCATCTAACTCTTTGTTATCATCGAAGGAAATAAGTTCACCAAAGTCCAAATCTGTTAGTCCACTTTTTTCTTTGCTCATAATCAATTAATTGTCTTTGTTATTTAATCAGGTTGTTACAAATATAAAATTATTATATAAGTTAATAATTACTGTTAGGTTCATTTATTGCTTCACTTATAGCTTAATAGTTAACCTACAGCCTCCTCAAACTCCTTATCTAGGAAGAATAAAGAAGTATCAGTTGACTTCAACATCTCCAGTCTATCTACCCAGTATAGCACTTTAGCCTCCTCCTCAGTTTGTTCACCAATCATCTTCACAGCAAACTCATAGGTATGTAAATCTTTCTCCTGTAGAGCTTTTAATGCAATCTCCTTAATCCAAGTACTTACTTGAATTTCATGCAGGTAAGAATCCTGAACTATTTTCTCAACACTATCAAAGTTTAAAGGTTGCTCTTTAGCCATTGGAGTCTTAGGCATAGCATCTCTATCCTGCATATACTCATAGAACTTGTGCATATGGGCTAACTCCTCATCAGAGTATTTTCTCCATAATTTAGCTCCGCCAAACCAACCATTAAACTCCATCCACTCACTCATGGCTAAGTATAGTCTACTGGAGTCCAGTTCATTCTTTAACTGATTGTTCAGCATTGTGTGTATTTCTTCCGATATTCTCTTCATTTAGTACTTTATTTAAATATTTTTCAACTTCTTTTGCTTTTCTCTCGGTAGGGTACATGAATGATTCCGATTCCCTACTCATGTGCATTATTCTAATTTCCTTACCTATTCTTGTATACTTATAAACATAGTTAAAATTAATATGACTATCCTTTAGTGTTATCCACATAGTTTAAGTTTAGGTTATTTTTCTCCACTCACTTTATTCTTTCTAGCAGTCTTAGCCTTTAGCTGCTCCCTAGCCATAGCATTCTTATCCTTAATTTTCTGTAGTTTCTCATTAGCACTAATTTTCTTATTCTCTAAGGCTAACCTCTTTTCCTCAATACTTAGTTTCTTATTCTCCAAGTCATTCTTACTACTAAGTTCTTTATCTTTCCTTCTATGCTCTAGTTGTTTATCGAACTCCTCAGAGTATTGCTTTCTCTCAGCTAATGCCTGTGCAGCAATTTCTGTAGCATCAGGAATACCATTCTCATTAGCATCAATGTTTCCAGTTTTAATATATGTTGCTAATTCTGCCACATATATCTTAGCATCATTATTGGTATCAGTTTTATACTGTTCAAGTTCTCTATCCAAGGCTTTTTCTTCAGATTCTAGTTCCAACTTATACATCTCAAGTTCTTGAGCCTGCTGCATTTGTTGTTGTTGCATCTGTAGTTGTTGTTGGTTAGCTTCTTCCTCTCTCTTCCTTAAATCTTCCTCATAGGTTTCAATCTTTCTCTGTAAATCACCAACATTCTTAGTTCTATATAAATCAGCCACAATAGATAAAGAACCTCCATTTTGTAAGAATCTTTCTCCTAGTTGTCTCATAGCCTGTAGAGTTTGCATATCATTAGAACTGTTAGTAACATCTACACCGTAATCAGCCTCCCTAAACTCACTATACTTAAAGTCTAATAGTGACTTAGTTCCGTCATCCAGTACAAATTCTCTAACAAAAGATTTACCTCTCCATGCTATTTTAGCAGCCTCCAGTAATGCCCTTAATGCTCTCTTCCTAGTATTATCGTGTACACTGAACCATTTCTCTGTGATGTGAGAACTCTGCATAACACTTCTCTCCACACCACCAACAGTTTCCCTGTTATCAATAGCACCCTTACGTTGAGGAGTAATACCAGTTAAACTATCTAATCTTCTTTCAATAAAGTCTAGCATGGATATATGGTTCTGTATATAGTTACCCATTTCTAAGTCTATAACAGAAGAACCCTCATTCATCATACCAGCAGGTTTACCCCTAAAGGCAGCCTTATTACTCTCTTGGAAAGCATCAACTACAGCCCAACCTAAATACTCAGCATAGTATAACCATTTATCCACAGTCCAACCATCAGGCACTAAGTGTAATGGTAATTTACCTATCCTACCTTTATACTTAGTAAAGGCTAACTCTAGTCTATACATAAATAGGTTATATAGGTACTGTAAATCCTTACCCTCATCTACTAAACTTCTTCCTGTATTGGTGTTAGTATTAAATACTGTACCTACTATTCCAGGGTGACAAATAGAAGGATTATCCCTATGCCTAATCTGTATCTCACAGGGTTGCATTTTAACATAAATGTCAGCACCAATCCTAGTACCCTCATACCATTCACTAATCCATTCCCATGTAACTTCTTCACCTAGTTCAGTATTAGGAACATACTGTTCTGGTACTATGTCTACCTCTAAATCTCCAAATTCATCAAATCTCTTAATAAATCCTACTTTTCTCATTCCGTGCCATACCACCCTAACAACCCTAATATTACCTTCTGGATCAAAAGCACCATTGTAGTATCCTGATATAGAGTTCCAGTTATCCACAATCTCCACTTCAGGAAGTACACTATTAATATCTATAGGATGTGTTAGCTGGTTATTGAACATTGAACTCGCACTATTGGTCTGAGTATTATGACCATTCTCTAGGTAGGTAATATCTTTAGGTGTTAAGAATTCATGATATCTATCTATAACCTTACCAATAGGTAAGTATACATCCTCCACTATAATATCACTATCCTCAATCTTCCAAGAACTTCCACTCCTTAGTGTATAAAAAGATAGGGGATTACCCTTCCTAAGAATAGGTTCCCCACCAACAACTTCTGCCACATAAATCTCTTCAGCAGCCACCAGTAAATCAACAAATCCTCTACTAAATTCTTCTGCTAAATCCTGTGTATTGTATAGGTAATTGAGTACTTGATTACCCATTCTTTCCTTTTTATCCTTGAAGGTGTATTTTCTCCACTTATCAAAGTCCTGTATTTCCTTCTTAACTAACTCCTCATCGAACACAGAGGAAGTTATTTTCTGTAGAGCAAAATTAGTAAACTCCTCATTAATTTGCTCTAACTTGTTAGTAACAGCATCACTATTAAGAACAGATACCATTGGGGAGAATATTCTCTTTCTCTCTTCCCCTGATAGTAAGTTGATAGCAGGATTAATTAAAGGGTAATTCTTGTAGTTATTAGGAAAATCCTCATTTTCTAGTTTATATGGGTTGACTACCCTTTCAACCTCTAAAGGATCTACTATATCATTGACTAGGTTATAGTTAATTATTTTATTCCTTCTAGTAGACCTAACATTAGAACTTCTAACATTATTTTGACCCCACTGTGAAATTCCTACACCTATATCTACACACTCCTTAAACCACTTCTCATTCTTCTCCTTTTCCAGTTTTTTCTGTGCTGGAAAGTATGTTGGATTTAACCCAAAAGTACTCATACAGTATTATTTAATATACAAAAATAGATTTTACTTACATTATTATCAAGGTTAAAAAACTATGACTTATAGCTTAAACCTCCCAACCTTTCATCCTCAAATTGTTAACTTGCTTAAACTTACTAGGTTTATAACTTCTATTAAAGAATGGGTCATCAGCCATAGTTTTAACCCTTTCTTTAACTGAAGTGTAATTAAATTCAGATATGGCCACATCATATATCATCACCATATTCATTGCAGAAATTCTATCAGTATTTATATCAGGATTCCATGCAATACATTCCTTTATATATCCTATACTTCTTATCTTTTTATAGTTAGGAATAAATACTTTATCTTTCTCTTCTCCATCTTCATTATACTCCACAAGAACTTCTTTATAGGCTTCTTCAACCATCCAATCTGCTTGTAATCTTCTACCATAAGCATTTATAGCATTAGTAGCATTTATGCCTTTACTTGTATTACCTATAAGATTCTTGGGTTTCATTACTTGTTTATCTGTAATAATATCAGGGGTATCCGCTAACATATGTAATGATTTTTTAACATTGTTAAAATAAGCATATAAACCTTTCTTATTATTTTCATACATTATAGTAGCGTTGTAATATTTAGCTAACCTATACACTATTTCGTAAAATTCATTTGCTGTATTAGGTCTACCTGTATATTCTGCTACTATTCTTCTAGTCCAAGTATCAAATATAATAACACTACCTAAAGAATCAGAGTAACTAACATCATCGTCATCAAATGTGTCGCAGCCCGCCAGGAATCTAAAGTTATCCTTTGAACCAGGTTGCTCATATATTTCAATAGCTCCTAGTCTGTTATCTATAGCAGGGTAATCTCTAATTGGATAAACATCTGAATTTAAAGATAACTTAATATTTCCTTCATTATCATATATTAAATTACCAACATAGTGTGGAGCAGTAAACCTTTGTAAGTTTGGAATTATTTCTGCCAAATAATCTTTTAAATCGGGTACTGGAAAAATACTTCCCTCTACTTTCATTATAGCATCTTGAGGTGTAATAGGCTCCTCTGCTCTTTTTTGAGTTATTGCTCTAGCATCAGAAGCACCTCTTTTCACATTATATCTATCAATTAGTACTTCAAATAATGCTTTAGTTACATCAGGTTCTCCAGTTTTTAAATCATAACAACCGTTTCTATTAAGATAAGATCCCCAGAAAAATCCACATAGGTTATTAGAATTTACATTTTTATCAAAAACATTAGGTAATCCATAAATATTATATACACTTGGATTATAAAACAACTTCTCAGAACCCGCGAAATTACTACCTTCTACCCCTCCAGTGCCCATGGAAATCATCTGACCGAATGCCACATCTCCATCCTCAACAGCTTTTCTATTAATGTTCCAAGCATCCTCTAAATTTGGAAATAATCCATCTTCTTCATAATGAATTAAAGGACCTCTAATACCACGAGCCTTGTCTGGATTATCTTTTAAGGATATTCCAAATACACTAGATAAAATACCTTTTCTTACACCATACTCATCTAAGTAACCCAATTGGATTTCCATAGCTCTTTTACTATCTCCTAATCTTAATTTAGGCAGTGGAGTATGGTCTGCTATCCAGTCTAATGTATCTATAACTTTGCCAAAAACTCCCTTATCTCCCTGCAAGAATGTTTTATCTGAGGCTAAATGAAAATTAGGATTACCTGAACCAGGATATACATACATATTCTTAGGAGATTCTGAACCCATCTTGAATGAAGCCCCAATACCCCTAGTTTTTAACATTTTACAGTGCTGCCCTCTATTTCTTGCTTGCTCCTTATAATGGTAAAATAAATAATCTCCTAGCCAAGGATGAGGAAATTTTCTAACCCTCTTACCTTTACTCTTTTTATTAGTACCTTTAACATTGGTATCCTTTTCTACTAACCATATAGGACAGTAATTCCAATAAAAATACAGTCCTCCTGGTATCCATTCTCCGTCAGAAGGTCTTATTAACCCATGCCTCCATCTTCTTACCTCTTCTTTCCAGAAGAGAGCGTACTCAGATTTTTTATTTTTATTTGGCACTAAATCAGTATATTTGCCAAATTTATCAAAGAATATAGCCCTCTCTCTAAAAAAGTCTAAATCTTCCAATATATGTGGGTGTACTAAATCAACAACTATTCTACCATCATTATATTCTTTTCTAGGGTCATCATCAGATAATTCGTTATGTTTAGGTTGGTCTTTAGCAAATTTTCTTATATCCTCTGACTGAATTAACCATTTAATAAATGGAATACTGTCTAATATCTCAATATAATCTGCCCAAATTTCTTTAGGTAAATTTTTAAAATTCTCCTCTGATAAAACTGTTTGGTATTTATTCATTATCATAATCTAATCCATCTTCAAACATATTGAATGTTTTACTTCCTTTAGTTCTACCTTCTGTTATTTTTTGTTCTTTTATTAACTCTGTATGGGCTGCTGTTAAGTTTCTCATAATATCAGGTACTTTGGCTAATGCTCCAGTTATACTGTTAATGTTGGTAACTGCTGCTCCTTTATCTGTCCTCTCTTCTAGTAATCTTTTAGTACCTTTTAGATATTCACTGATTTCTATAGCAGATATACAAGCACTCTCATACAACGCAGAATTAACTGTAGTACTTCTTTTTTTATAAAACTCTACAGCTTCTGTAATAAGATTGTCCATTCTCCAAGATTTAGGTAAGTTTAAATCCTTAACTATTTCGTCTTTTCTCTCAAATTCATTAGTGATGTACATATAATCTGATCTAATATCAGAGAAAAAATATACAAAGGATATTTCCTTTTTTGCTAAATCTTTATCTTTAGACTTATCCCTATTTACTATTTTTTTAAATATATCTATTGTAAGTAATTGTGGAGAAAAATCTACATATATAGAATCTCCATTAAACTGAAATATCTCCATTTTCTAATCTATTTTGTAATCTATTCTTTACTCTAGCACTTGTCCACTCATTAACATAGAAAGTTCCCCACCCAGGAATTCTGAACACTGGATAGTGCCCTTCCAATCTATCTACCTCCTCCCTAGTAGTTTGAATAATAAACTCAGGAATGTTTCCTATAATATCCTCTACTTGTCCGACATTAACTCCATGCTTCTTAGCTAACTCTCTAATGATTTGTTTTGTTTCTAAGTGCTTCATTTATTTATCTGAAATTTTTCCTCTACTACTTTAAATATTCCATTCCACAACTCTCTCTCTACAGCAGTAAAATCATTCTTAAATCCTGCTCTATTTATTAATTTTCTTAATTTTTCAGAGGATGTAACTAAAGGAGTAATGTCATCAATCTCCTCATCCCTAGTAAAGTTAAACTGTACATTATCAATCTTCTGTATTACTATCTCCATAGGTATCTAGTATTTGTTGTAGTTGTTTCCATTCCTCATAGCACTTCTTACACATATACACTGTCTCCCCTGTAGTAATATCCTTAACTGGTATAATACCTCTACTTCTCTTCTTCTTACCTTTTATCTCACAGTTGAGACAGTATATATTCTTTATTTTCATAACTATTTAATTAAAACCAAATTTCCCATTGTTTAACACTATCTCCCTCTAGTAAATCAAAACTACAACCAGGTTTACTATACCCAAAATTAGTCATAATCCACTTAGAACTACCATAAATACTTGGAACATTCCTATACCTAAAGTTCTTACCCCATTGTGTACTTGCTTGGTGTAAATCCCCCTTTATAAAATGTAAATTATCTGTAGAAAGTTTATGGTATAGTACATAATTAATGATATACTGTTCAGTTTTAGCATCCAGTGTTAATGGCAATCCATTCTTTAAGTCCTCTGTATCTTTACCGTGTGATAGTAAGTATGTATGGTTCCCTATAGTTACTGGAGTAATAAACTTATCTAAAACTTCAACTTTAAGATTGCTATAACTAGCCCTTAGGTATTCCTGTAAGCACCTAGTAGCAAAATGCTCAAATTCTCCACCATGATTGCTATTACTTATATGGTATATCTCATACTCTTTGGCAAACCCAGAACCAACTAAAGCATTGTAGAAAATTTTATGTGCTGTTAAAAATACCTCAAATGATTCTTTATTGCTCATATTTTGAGGTAACTTGTGTCCACCTCTAGTAGTTTCTCCATCATATCCATCCATAGCATCACCTAAATCTACCACAACTATCTTGTTAAGAATACCTTCCTTAAAGTTAACATCTTCCAATTCCATGAATAAATTTTCCATTCTTCCATTAAACTCCCAAGCATTGTAAGTATTATCAAACATTGCTTCAGGTTTAGTCAGTGCTCCTATGTGTTTATCTGATGTAAATACTACCAATATTTTATCATTACTTCTCTCTACTTCAGGAATACTAATTGGAATAATAGTTTTACTTAAATAATTTTTAATTTCCTCTAAGTTAGGTAATTCATTAGTATCATTATTAGTTACTATGCTATACCTAGTTTCTCCTCCCTGTGTTTGCCAAAATTTAACTGATTTAACATCCTTTTCAGTTAACCCTAATTTTTCAAGATGCTCATCAAACTCCTTAATCTTAGATACATTCTTATTATTTAAGGTATTCTCAACTTCTTGATTCATACCTTTCTTAATCCACTGCTTTGCTAAGTTAGCTTCCTCAACAGTACACCCTATTCTAAAAGCAATTCTCTCATCGCCACATTTCATATAGCTTGAGTTCTTGGTTAAAAAATTCACTACTTCTGTAACTGTCTGTGTATTCATTATTCAAATTATTTGATTTCTCGTTAACTATATACTCCAATGTAGTAGTTCCATCAGTACTCACTTTTAGTGATATTCCTTTATAGTCATATAATTCATTACCTTCAAATGTAGTAATAAGTTTATAGTGTAGACTAATCATATCAAAGTAGTTACCAACAGAAGTCTTATTCATTGGATATAAATTCAAAGGTTATACTATCAATATTCTCAATAGGTTTGATATACTTAGGAACAAACTCATCCTTACCTATAATACCATAATCCCTTAGTACAAGTAGTATATTATACAGGTTATCCATAGATATATCAAGTTTAGAGGCAATCTCCTTCTTAGTATCAGAACTAAATGTTATAGTATCCCTGTATTGCTCTGGAACATCTTTATGCTTGAAGTTGTAGTAGTATAGCAACCCTAGTACATCCTGTTCTCTAGGTCTAAGTTTATTGAATGGACTTAGAGAACTTCCTAGTATCTTAACAACCCACCTATACTTTTCCTCAACGCTAACTTTAATTGGTAATTTCATTTCCTTAATCTTTAACTTGCTCTGGACAAATATAGTACATTTTTATGAAAAAACAATACCCTAACCAAATTATTTTTAGTTAGGGTATATTTGCTCTTGTCTAATCAACTATTTTTCTTCCAAATACTTCAATGCCTGTTGTAACTTTTTAAGTTCTTCTCTTGATTTCTCTAATTGCCTTTCCCAGTAAAGATGTGTGGATTCCTTTTCTTCAATCTGTTCTTTTAAGTTCTTAATCTTCCAATCTTTCTTCTCAACCAAGTCATATCTATCTTGGTCAACTAATTCATAGCTATTAATTCCGTCGTTGTAATACAAATATAAGTTCATAAGTTTAAATTTTAAAGTTTACTTATTACCTTCAATCTCTGTACCAACATTCATTTGTACCACATTGTCAGCAGTCAATTCATCTTTATCAGCCAATTTGTCATCAGGATGCATCTCAACGGGCGGCTGCATATTCTTTCTAATATACTCCTCTGCTTGGTTCTTCCTAATAGTTAACTCTAGCATTAATACTTCTAATTCAAGAATACCAGTTTTCTCTTTAAGAATCTTCTTGTACTCACCATAAGTTATTCCTCTTTGCTCTTGTCCTTGTTTATCTTCCATTTTGTTTAAAATTATTAGTTAATAGTTAAATTACTTGTTACCTCAAAATTATCAGGTTTTACTGCAATCTCTATAGCATGGCAGGAACACCTTAAATACTTTTCACCCTTTAGTGTATACTCAATACCCTTAGAGAATGTTAGCACAATATCCCCTATCTCTACATTACTTACAGCAACTCCTTTATGAATTACTACACAGTAGTCCAGATTATACTTAGATTTCTCTGAATCTCCATTAGCATCAGGCATAATAATCTTAGAACCTTGCTTCATTAACATCTTCATCAGAACTTGGTCTGACTGTAAAATTACTTTAGTTAAATCTTTAATTCTATCCATACACTTAATTGTTTTATTTTCACAAATATAGTAAATTATTTTGAATAATTATGATAATCATAAACTTCTTTAAGAATTAATTTATTGTAAATTTCCTTACCTATATGAAATTTACCGTGTTTGTCGTGGGTTCTTATTACTTTAGGANNNTTTATATATAAATTATACTTATTTAATAGTTCCTCTATATTTTCACTATCTATATGCGTATTAAAGTCTCCATAATGTTTAGGTATAAAAATGAAGTTATTTTTAGGATTTACACAATAATCAATCCATATTTCTTCAATAAAAAACTTAGCACTTTTTTCAAACTCCACTCTAGGAGCAATTCCTTTAGATAAATTCCCTTCACTTAGTACTCTGAATGTTTTTATACCTTTTACATAGTCTACACCTTCTTCTAGTTTAAGTATATCTACTATCTTATTAGAAATCACAAATTTATAAAACTTCTTGTTGTAAATAAAAGTTACAGTACCTTGTCCTCTAGCACTTTGAATAGAATCTTCTATATTTAGTTTAGAATTATAACTTGGACAATCTTTATATTCACAGTTTATACAATCCCTTTTACTACTAGGATTTTCCTTAACTAAACATCTTGGGGCAATTTGTATTACATCTGTAAATTCATTACAGAGGAAGTTTAGCAAGGCATCTAAAGTTTCTCTATTATCATCCATTATTCTTCTCCTTAATATTTTTTAGTTTATTCCTATAATGCTCTAATCTCTTATCTAAGTCACTCATTGGAAATTCTATACACTCAAATCCATTAGGGCTTAAATAAGGTAGTTTAACCTTATGGTAAGTTACTCTAATATACTCTATGTCATACTTAGTCTTATCGTGTAACTTTAAGTTAGATACCTCAACCTTAACTTCACTGTAAGTTTTAAGGTACTTTACATACTCCTGTAGTATCTCTACTAGTTTGTTTAGTTTTTCTTCGTTATTCATAGACTTTCTATAAAAGTTATAATTTGTTTCTCTACTTCATAAGGTAATCTATTTTCTCCAGTTTTTATTATAATCTCTACAGTAGTTTCAATGAGTACTGGTTGTGGAGCAACATAATCTATTCTACTAGTACTTAAACTAAATTTATGTTTCTTAATTTTATTCATACTTTATTATTGTTATATTATAACCCATATCCTCATATTCTTTAGTGCTGAATCTCATATCCCATATATGGTAACAACACCAATTACCTTTCTTTAGTTTTATGTATGTGTTGAACATATTCCTAAACTTGTTAAAATAAATCTTAGTTCTTCTGGATTGTTAATTACACCTTTGAATATTAATTGTTCAGATGGATCTTTAAATATTGTAGTAGTATAATTGTTAAATTTATTTCCGAGCCAAAGATTATAAACATTTCCGTCGGTTAATCTTTTTCTGAACATTAATAAAATTGACTTACAATCTAAATATTCAAATCCAAAACTTTCAATTACCTCTTTAGTTATAGGTTTTAGGAATGGGCAGTCTTTGTGAATATTTTCATAATTGTTATTACTATTCAAGTTAATACTATCTTTATATGGACATGCTACATTACAATCATCATCCTCGTAAAAGTATTTACACTTGCTACAACTATTTACTTCTTTATCCCAAATCTTAACTTTACTCATAGTATTCATCTTCTTTATTTTTATTATATTTTTTAATTCTATTAACTGCTTTAAGATGTTCTTGACCTTCCTCTGTAGCCAAATCTGATAGTATAATCTCTCTAGTTACACAAATCTTCTTAGGAAAACTATTTCCTTTGGGTAAACTAGAATCAAAAAATAGTATACCCGTTGCATTATAAATATCCAGCAATTTATCAATATTCCATCCATTAGGAATCTGATTTAGATCTAAATTAATGATATCCCTTCTAAGTTTAATTGTTTTCGTAGTATTCATACTTACCTCCAATCTACAAACTTAAACCATAGTAACCATATAGTCATAAACTCAAATACATCATAGCACCATTCATCCCTAACAGCACTTAGAGCCTTGTATAAACCTATACATAAGTATAGTATAACTAGTGTTAAAAGAATTATTGTTTCCATATTATTTATTTTTAGATTCGGTTGAACAACATATTAATTCATATTGGTATAGAGGCATTTCATGTGATTGAAATTCTTTTATACATTTTAGTTCATTAATACAATTAGATAAATACTGCCTCCTGCTTATCCCTAACTTAGTAGCCTCAGATGCTGCCCAAGCTAATGTTTCAACACTTAATTTAATATCAACTCTTTTTTCTTCCATATTATTAATCATTAAAGTATTCTTCTAAATTATATTCTTCTATTAATTTCTTCGAAGGTTTTAACTCTTTTAGTTTGGATATCAATTCTGGAATTAAAGTGTATTCTAAATATCCCGAATAACTTTCTGCTTCTGCTAATTTATCAATGATTTCTTTTAATTTAGGTTCTTTTTTCATACTCTTGCTTATTTAACATTTTATTGTACTCTGGGTATTTTTTCGCATACCATTCATTAAATAATTTACTCTCTTCTTCTGTTATAGGAGTATCAGATAGCCCTACCGCTCTACATCCAAATACATGTAAAAATTGTGTTTTCATATGTCTAAAGGCTGCTAAAAATTCCCATTCTTCTTTATATATCCATCTAGTCTGCTCAACTTCATTCTCGTCTATAAATTTAAACTCCATTTTTGTCATACTCTTATTTATTAGTTCTATACAAAGATATGTATTCTACGTAATATATGCAAATAAAAAATGAAGAAAGTTTACTTTTATAGTAAAAATTCTTCATTTTCCTAGTAGCGGGTGTAGGAATTGAACCTACGGAGTTCAGCTTATGAGACTGAATGGAATACCAATTCTACCCACTATTTTGAGCTTTCACAAGGACTTGAACCCTGAATTCCTGAGTACAAATCAGGTGCATTACCAGTTATACTATGAAAGCCTATTCAACTCTTGAACTCTCTAAAAAGAGAAATCCCCTGAAATCCTAAGATTCAGTAGATCTATTAATGCTATCTCCTTGATATACTGCCGTGCACATGACCGAAGTAATTCTACTTACTAGGGAGGCATTCATCTATGGACCCTCAGCCTTTATCCCCTCTTACAGTATACTTGGATTTAACTTATGTAGCTGTGGATAACCTTAACACTATTATTCTCTATTATTTCAAGAGTGTATCTACTAACTCCAGTTCTCCTCCTACTCTGGCTACCTCGGAGGGTTCTAATCCATAAGTCTGTGGACCAAGATTAACCCGTAATCAGTCCTGAACTTAATGGGGCTACGGAGGCAAATATAGTTACTATGTTGTAATTTTCCAAAACTTTTGTCAAAATTTTTTAAATATTTTGGTAAATATATAACTTAACTTCCATAATCAATAGCTACTATATTACCATTATAGTATCCAAAACTATTTCTTTTATTCTCAACTGGTATAGTTGGATGAAATTTATCTATATCTAAATTTAAAAAATCTTCTTCTGATATAATATCACACTTAGGCATGACTACAACCCAACCACCCGAAACATAAAATAAAATAGGGCATACTCTATCATCTTTTAGAGTGCTAAATTCTACTTCTTGCATGTTTGCCAATAATCCATTCAAAAATAATTTCCAACTATACTTAATTTGAGGTATTTTAATAGCCCATTTTCCAATTAGTATTACTAATCTAGTAGTTCCGTTACATATTTTCATATATCATGTTTTAATCAAAATTACGATATAAATTGATTTTGTCAAAAATTTTTTATAAAAAAATATTTTTTTTTAATTTTTTTGTAATGACTTGAGTGTTGGGTAACCCTACAC